ATGATATTACTGGGATTAGGTGATAAAACTGTGCTAAAATTAAATTCACAATTTTCTGTATCAAAAAACTCGTATCGAAAATTAGCTGCTGTCCCCTCGTTATCTGTCACATACAAAAAATTATATGGATATGTAAATAATTTATTATTTTTTGGAACATATCCATCAATATTAGTCAGACGTTTTGGGCATATGTATGTATCACTTGATGGACTGGAAAACATAAAAATTGATACCACGCTATCTGGGTGCGCTGTTAATTGATTCCCTAGCCAGTCCTCGAACATCCCTGCATTGCTATACCCTTGCGTGAGTTTTAAGCCTGAGTAGATATTTCCATATGTCTGGGGGTCAGTCCCATAGTCGTCATTGATATATGCCGCGTATATTCTGAAATCATTAAAACCAGGAACCGTACCTATTACTTGATATTTATATTCGCCGATTTCAAGATTGTCTTCAAGGATATTATCGCCAGCTACATCCGTCAAACTGTGCTGTCGCTCGATAAAACACTCTCTTAGCGTATAATCAAAATGCCATGTCTGCAATACATCAATCTCAAAATCAATTTCCGTACAGCTATCTGCAATGTATCTAATATCCGTAACAAAACCATAATACCATTTTGTGCTAATACCGGAATTTTGATATGCAATGTAATTTACATTTTGCAACTGAGCATAACTATAGCTACTACTAATTGTATAATTAAAGTCCTTAATCATTGTCATTTCAGTTTCTTCCGACAATACAATCAGCGAGCTGAAATATGCCTGTTGCACACTCTCACTGCTAAAATCAATACTATCCTTATACGTATTATCCAAAGGTACGTTACTCATGTAACGTACCTTGGTAGCAAAAATTGACATTTAAACTCAGCCTCCTGCCGCTGTGACTGTCACTGCTACGTGGTGCGCGGCACCCCATGTCGTTGCCGCGGCCGCCGTTCCACCGCCTCCCTCAATTTCATCCGGCACAAACGCGATATAAATTGTCTGTGCAGAATCCGGGGCAGTAAATTTCAGCACATTATCTAATGCCTCCACGGTATCAAAACTATCCGCTGTAATCTGCTGAGGACTTGTGAATGCTGCCGCCGCGCTCTGCCACCATGTGCCACTTGTCCTGGGCAGTCCCGTAGTCTCCATATCCGATACTGTGATAGTAGCAACCTGACCAGCTGTAACCGATAAAGCAGTTGGGCTATATGTAATACCTGTCACTGTACTGTCTCCTGAAATAAGCATAACCGCGTTCTGGAATGGGCTTGCGCTGTAAAGTTTCCAGTCATGTAATGCATACTGATTCATAAGTGCCATTCCAATTCTGTCCTGAGTTGTCTTAAATTTCTGTGTGTAGCACATAAACCAGTTTCGGTCGCACAAAAATCCTTCCAAATTCTCAAGGTTATCTAATTCATCTTCCGTAAACCTTGCGTAGGTCGAATCATCAGCCATGATTTTATCAAGACGGCTCCACTCCCAATCAGAAAAACCAAATTTGTCAATCAGAACACGGTGTCCTGCAAACTCGATTTTATCCAGGTTAAAAGCAGTTGCCAGCGTGTAAAGAAGCTGGTCGGCGTTAATCTGCGGTGTTACAAACATATACTGGTCTTCTTTGGCGCTAAAGTTCGGAACACCAGCCATTGTATAATCAGCCTTCTGGAAAAGAAAATCATCGGACAGCGCAATGATTTCACGGCGTAAATTCTGAGCATTTTCTTCCGGCGTTGCTCCCGTGGTAACAGAATGTGTTGCAATCTTGCCGTCAAGAGCCAAGCGGCACAACATATATTTAATCATGATATACTGGTCTGTATAGCTGGCTCTGTAGATTGCATTTACCAGTTCTGAAACCATCCTGCTGATTCCGTCAGCAGTGAGAAACGCTCTCTGAAGCATATCTTCCGTGATGGACATGGGGTAATAAAGCTGGCAGTTTAATGTGTGGAAAGCTGATAAAACTTTGGGCTTGTAAAACTTGATAAATTCATCCATTGTCTGTCCGTCTGGCTTGATATGGTAAATATACGGCTCTGCCATATGGATATAAAATTCCTCAACCGTTTCACCATAATCCAGCATTCCACGGTTTACAAAATTCCATGGAAATTCCCACGTTTTAGAACTGTATTCAA